CGCTTTGTTCAGAATCAAGATTCTAAGTATGGGGCACAGGTAAAAGGCAATGGCAAGATGCAAGGTCGAGCCATCTATCGCGCCTATGATGAAAATCAAGGCAAGGCTAAAGATGCAGTGCTTAAAGCCATCAAGATGGCAGCAGATAAACTCAACGCTACAGCAACAGTGAAGGGTTAATCATGGCTAGTATATTTATTGACATTGCTTCCCAATTCACTGGAGTCAAAGCATTTAAGCAGGCTGATTCAGCCACAGATAAACTCACTAAGAATGTTAAGAATTTAGGTAAGACTCTAGGGGTTACTTTAAGCGTTGGTGCGATCCTTGCCTTTGGTAAGGCAGCAGTTAAGGCAGCAGCCGAAGATGAGAAGGCTCAAAAGCAACTAGCACTAGCTCTGAAGAATGTCGGGCTTGGTCGAGATGTTGCAGCCTCTGAAGCGTTTATAGATAAGTTAAGCCGAGAATTTGGCGTGGTTGATGACCAACTTCGCCCTGCTTATCAGCAACTAGCCGTTGCCACACAAGACACAGCCCAGTCTCAAAAACTATTACAACTTGCCTTAGACATATCCGCTTCAACTGGCAAGGACTTAGCCTCAGTCACAGGCGCGCTATCGAAGGCTTTCTTAGGTAACAACACAGCACTTGGTAAATTAGGCGTAGGCATATCTAAGGCTGATCTCAAGGCTGGCAACTTTGATGACATAATGAATAAACTGGCTAAAACTTTCAAGGGTGCAGCAGCAGCTTCGGTTAATACTTTCTCTGGAAAGATGGCAAGATTAACTGTCTCTATTGACAATGCTAAAGAAATACTTGGTAAAGGTTTAATAGATAGCGTGATGATCCTTACTGATTCTGCCAACATTACAGAATTACAAGTTAAGATCGAAGACTTTGCTACATCTGCAAGCGAAAACTTAAAGAAACTTGCAGGAGTCCTGAAAGAAAATTCAACACTTATAAAAACAATCCTTGCAGTTATGACTGCGACTTTTGTCTCTACGAAAATCATTCAAGGAATAGCAGCAACTGTAACGGCTATAAAGACTATAAAAGCGGCATATACGGCTTTGCGGGCTACTGCACTTGCTACGGCTATTGCAAGCATGTTCGCACTTAACCCTTATGGCGCAGCCCTACAGGTTGCAGCTATGGTTGCACTTATTGGAACTACGATTTATGCTGTTGATAAACTTGTGGATGCCTACAACAATGCTGCCGATGCAAGGGATTTTGCTCTCGATCCCAAGAAGTATGACAACGCAGCCACAGCTTTTGATAAGCAATTTAAGGGGCAAGAGAAGTTAGTCAAGGGCGCAAAGATATTAACGGCAGAAGAAATTAAGACACTCAATGCCAAGAAGTTACAACTGGCTATTGACAAGGCTAAATTGGCACTTGGCAAGGGTGAAGATGTCTTCGACATTAACAAGATCCAACTTGCAGCAGCTGAACTAAACCAAGCCCAGTTATTAGGCAAGGTAACTAACTCAGCGCAACTGCTACAGATTACTAATGATCTTGCTCGCTTAAATGTTAAGCAATCTATCCTTGCTCTAGAAGATGCTATTGCTTCTAAAGACATCAAGGCTATTGAAGCAGGTACGGCTAAACTTAATAAAGACTTGGCTATTCTTGGAGCTTTAACTAATCAAGAAGTTAAACTGCGCAATATTGAATCTATCCTCAAGGACATTGTTCCAAAGGATCTAATTAACATAGCCAACCTAGATGAGGCTATTGCTAAGTTAAAAGCAATCGGTGACACAAAAACTATAGTTCCACTTGGAACTCCAACTCCTACTGCTCCATCAAATAAGCCGCTCACACCAAGTCAAGTAGAGGATCTTCTTATCTTAGGCAGGACTGTACCTATAGTCCCAGACTCAAGCGGAACTATTGGATACTCAGGCAATGCGGGTAATTATGCTTCCAGCGGTTTCCCGGGTTCTGCTATGGGTTATGGCGGTGGCACAACTAAGGTAGAAGTTACTGTTGTTGCTCCAGCCTTTACAGATCCTAATGCTGTTGCAGAAGCGATTAACCAATACCTTCAAGATGCAACAGATCGAGGAACGCTGAGAGTCGCTGTCTGATGTCATGGATTCCAGAATGGCGAGTGACGATAAATGATGATGTTTATACAACTGTCACCTCTGTCTCTTTTGCATCAGGTCGCTTAGACATTGACCGCCAGCCCACTGCTGGTTATTGCCAAGTCCAGATCATCAACACAGATGGCTCACCCTTTACGATAAATGTTACAGAGTCAATCCTTCTAGAACTTAAGAACTCCAGCGGTACTTATGTCACAGTATTCGGTGGAGAAGTATCAGACTTCAACATTGGGGTCAGAAGCCCAGATGAAACAGGCTTTATTACTACTGGCACAGTCTTGGGCATTGGTGCATTGGCTAAACTGACAAAGGCTGTCTATAACACAGCTCTAGCAGAAGCCCTAGATGGCGCACAGATAGCAGAAATCTTAGGTGCAGCACTTAACCTTTCATGGGCAGAAGTAACCCCTACACTTACTTGGGATACTTATCCTGCGACTGTGACATGGGCAGATGCTGAGTCTTACATTGGCACTATTGACACAGGCTTCTACACAATGATTAACCTTGCAGCTAGTCCCACTGCCAAAAGCCAGACCCTAGTAGATCAGATAGCAACTAGCGCACTTGGTCAAATCTATGAGGAAAAGGATGGCGATGTCTCTTATGACGATGCCGACCATCGCTCTAACTACTTAGCAGCCAATGGCTTTACTAACCTTGATGGATCATATGCAACTCCCAGCAGTATCCAGTCTCAGACTCAGATCGCTCGTATCCGCAACAGTCTTATCTATAAGTACGCTGCTGGCTATGCCTCTACCTACAGTACCTCTGATAGCGACTCTATAGCCTCTTACGGCTTGTTTGAAAAGTCGGCTGAGTCAAACATTAAGAACCTTGCAGACATCACTGATATTGCCTCCAGAGAGTTAAACCTACGCAAGAACCCTAGAGGGTCATTAGGAGCAATCCGCTTTCGCCTAGATAATCCAGACATGCCAAGCGCAATGCTTGACAACCTGATCGGTATCTTCTTTGGTCAGCCAGTGCTTATCACTAACCTGCCTAGCAATCTTCTTGATGGAACCTTTGATGGCTTTGTCGAGAATGTGGCACTTACTGCCACCCCTACCTATGTGGACATAACCCTTTATGTCTCAGCTACAGACTTCTCACTATCAACTACACAATGGGAAACAGTATTGCCTGCCTCACTCATTTGGACAGGCGTAAATGCTACACTTACTTGGACTAACGCGACTGGAGCACTAACCTAATGGCAACTACAACTACAAACTTTGGCTTTGATGTACCTACAAGCTCAGACCTTGTGAAGAATGGTGCTACGGCTATCGCCCTGCTAGGACAAGACATCGACACAGAGTTCGCTGGTCTTACTGTCAATGCACAGACTGGTACTACTTACACAGCAGTCAAGGCAGATGGTCTTTATTCGATCTGCACAATGGACAATGCATCGGCTAACACTTTTCGCATCCCTACCGATGCGACTTACGCTTTCCCTACTGGCACGACTTTGCTTGTCTATCAGAAGGGTGTTGGTGTAACTACGATCAACGCTGTTACTTCTGGTACTACAACTGTAGTAAGTGCAGGTGCAACCCTTGCACAACCTGTTCTGGCTCGTTACAAGTCAGCAGCTTGCATCAAGATTGCTGCTGATTCTTGGATCGTAGTAGGTGGCATTGCATAATGCTAAGTCCTTTAATTGGAATCATCGCTGCTAGTGGCACATTCAATGTCTCAGTAGAATATCTGGTCATTGGTGCTGGCGGTGTAGGTGGCACGAATGGTCGTGGTGGTGGCGCAGGTGGAGAAGCCCGAACAGGCACACAAACGATTGCCTCTGGTGTAACTTTAACATGCTCAGTTCCTGGCGGGAATCCAACATGGGGTGGCAACCTTGTTAGAGATGGTCTTAGTGGTTCTTTAAGTGGTACAGGCTTTACAACTGTTACAAGTCTTTCAGGACAAAGCGGCGGCGATCCAGCTGGCGGTGCTGGTCAAAATGGTGGTGGAAATGGTGGCGCAACTGCAACAGCACTAGCTGATGCGGTAGCAGGTTCGGCAGGTACATCTTCAAGCATTACTGGTTCATCTGTTGCTTATGCAGGCGGTGGCGGTGGTGGTGCTTCATCAACTAGAACAACTGGTGGAGCAGGCGGTGCAGGTGGAGGCGGTGCAGGTGGTAGTTATCCATCTACTAGCGCAGTTTCAGGTACTGCAAATACTGGCGGCGGCAGTGGCGGTGCTCAAGCAGGTGGATCAATCGTACCAAGCGGTTCGGGTCTTGTAATTGTTCGTGCGACTAGAGCAGCAGCAGCTACAACTGGCAGCCCAACTGTGACAACATCTGGCGGTTATACTATTTACACATTTACTGGAACAGGAACTATTAGATACTAATGGCACACTTTGCAGAATTAGATGATAACAACATTGTTACTCGCGTACTCGTTATTCACAATAACGAATTACTTGATGCCGATGGACAGGAATCAGAACAAAAAGGCATTGACTTTTGTGTTGGTCTTTTTGGTGGTCGCTGGGTTCAGACTTCCTATAATGCTAACTTTCGTGGTTGCTACGCTGGCATCGGTTTTACTTACGATTTAGATTTAGATTTATTTATTGCGCCAGAGGTTATAGATGAAACCGCAGCTAAGTAAAGCAGCGATCCAACTTCGGGATCAATTTAATGTTACCTACGCAAGTCGTGACAAGTCATCGGATGGCTGGGTCGGTGATAGCCGACACGCGTCTCGCCCTAGCGATCATAATCCCGATGTTAATGGCTGGGTTCGTGCCATCGATGTTGATCGTGATGTCAGTGGTAAGTCCAAGCCAGATCTCATGCCAGATATTGCAGATCAGATTCGTCTCTTATGCAAGTCTAAAAGAGAAAAGCGCATTACCTACATTATCTTTGATGGTCGTATCGCCTCATCAAAAAAGAATTGGGCATGGCGAGAATACACAGGGGCTAACAAACACAACCACCACTGTCACATCTCGTTTGCGAAAGAAGCTGACGATGATGGGGCTTTTTTTCAAGTACCTATGCTAGGAGCATCTAATGAATGAACTAAAGACCGCAGCAGGATCATGGGCGAGAGCCTTCCTCGTAGCAGCAATTTCCATGTATGCCGCAGGAATTACAGATCCAAAGGCACTTATCGCAGCTGGGCTTGCATCCATCATCCCACCAGTTTTGCGATACCTATCGCCTAACGATAGTTCACTCGGCACAAAGAAGTAATGAGTGCCCTTAACTGGGCAGGTTTTGCAGTAGCACTTGTCACGATTGGAACTGCCTTTATAGGTTCAATCCGCTGGTTAGTTAAGCATTACCTTGCTGAACTAAAACCCAATGGTGGATCGTCAATGAACGATAGATTGACAAGACTTGAAGCGCGTGTCGAAACTGTGATTCAACTCCTAGACAGGTAACAATTATCTTATGGCGAGAAAAAAGGTTATTGACTTAGATACCTACACAGCGTTAGATGCTTGGGCTATTAGCCTTCAAGAAATGTATAGAGCATTGCGCAGGGCAGGCTTTGACGTTGAATTATCTTTAGCAATCATTATAGAACCAATGGCTTACCCGCGTTGGATCTTGCCTAATCCAGTCGAACCAGAGAAGTTCGGCGATTATGAAGATGAGGACGATGATTAAAAAACGCTATCTGGTCATATCGGATCTACAAATCCCCTATCACCATG